TTATTGACGAGGAGTATAAGCATTGACAATTGATGAGAAATAGTATAGTATTATAGTTAAGGAGAAATATAATGGCAAGTGATGAAATATTAGTCTGTAGATTGGTAACAGGAGAAGATGTTATTGGAAAAATTACAGAAGGATCAAAGATAGTTACAATCATAAAAGGATTTGTTATCATACCTACGCAACAAGCACCAGGTAAACCAGTCCAATTAATGATGACCCCTTATGCTCCATATTCAGATGGAGACTCAATTGAAATTAGAGCAGATAAGGTTATGTCTATATCAAAACCAAAAGAACAAATCAAACAGAATTATATTAATAGTACGTCATCTATTATGTCACCTAAAAAACAGTTAATAACTGAAACAGGTTTGCCATCATTAGATAAGTGATAGACGTATATTTTGTAAGAAACGGATCCAAAATTCGTGTTCAAGTCAAAGAAGGGTTGAGCGCAATGGAGGCAGCCAAATTTGAATCACCAGTAGATATTCCAGAAATACCTGCAGATTGTGGTGGCAATTGTATGTGTTGTACTTGTCACGTATATGTAGATGAAAAATGGATAGATAAAGTACCAAGGATGGATGCTAATTCCATTGAGGAAGAACAATTAGAATATGAAAAAGGATATAAACCAGGTGCTAGTAGATTATCTTGTCAGATATCTCTTACACCAGAACTTGATGGTTTAATCCTACATTTGAGACCAGATGAACTTTTATAAAAATGTAATAGAATATAAAGGCAAACTACTTGTTAGAGGTGTACATAATGACAAGGAGTATAAAGAGAAGATTAATTTTTCTCCAACATTATATTCATTAACAAAAGAACAAACAGATTTTAAAACTTTACAAGGTCAAAATTTAAAACCAATAATTTTTAAATCTATTGACGCTGCTCGTAGATTTAGAAAAGATATCGCAACTCAAAACTCACCTACCTATGGACTTGAAAGATATCATTATCAATATATCAATAAAGAATTTCCAAAACAAGTTAAATGGTCAAAAGATTTAATTAAAATATTTACATTAGATATAGAGTGTGGTTGTGAAAATGGTTTTCCAGAAGTAGATAATCCTATAGAAGAATTACTTTGTATTAGTGTTAAGAATCAATCCAATAAACAGATTATAACTTGGGGTGTTGGTAAATTTAAAACAGATAGAAAAGATGTAACTTACATTGAATGTAAAGACGAAAAACATTTAGTAATGGAGTTTATGAAATTCTGGTTAAAGAATTATCCAGATGTTATTACAGGTTGGAATACTAAATTTTTTGACTTACCTTATTTAATGAATAGAATAAAATTACTTGTAGGTCCTAAAGTTGCAAATCGTATGTCACCTTGGAATTTAATATCTAGTGAACAAATTATTATACGTGGTAGAACTAATACATATTATACTTTGTATGGTATTGCTATGTTAGATTATCTTGATTTGTATAAATGGTTTATACCAGCAAGACAAGAAAGTTATAGATTAGGTTTTATAGGTGAAGTTGAATTAGGTGAAAGTAAACGTGAAAATCCATATGGTATTTTTAAAGATTTTTATACAAAAGATTTTCAAAAATTCGTAGAATATAATATCCAAGACGTAGAAATTGTTGACGCATTAGAAGATAAATTAGGTTTAATTGATTTATCTTTAACGTTTGCATATGAAACTAAAGTAAATTATAACGATATTTTCTCACAGGTTAGAGTTTGGGATACCTTAATCGCAAACCACTTGATGAAAAAAAATATTTGTGTACCTCCTAGGGAAGAACATTCCAAGGATACAAAGTATGAAGGAGCTTATGTAAAAGAGCCTAAACTTGGTATGCAAAAATGGGTGGTGTCTTTTGATATCAACTCTCTTTATCCACATATTATTGTACAATATAATATTTCTCCCGAAAAAATATTAGGTGTTAATTCATCTGGTGTTTCTGTGAATAAAATGTTGAGTAAGAAGACACCCCTAGAGTTTTTAAAAGATAAAGACGCTTGTATTGTACCAAATGGTGCAATGTTTAAAAGAGATAGTCAAGGATTCTTACCTGAAATGGTAGAGAAGATATATAAAGACCGTATTGTTTATAAAAATCGTGAGTTGAAAGCGAAAAAACTATATCAAAAAGAACCAACGAAAGAATTAGCAAAAGAAATTGCAAGGTGTCATAACATACAATGGGCAAGAAAGATTGCATTGAATAGTTGTTATGGTGCAATTGGTAATCAGTATTTTAGATATTATGATGTAAGACAGGCAAGTGGTATTACAACAGCAGGACAATTTATTATTAGATTTATTGAAAATAAAGTAAATGATTATTTAAATAAGATATTAAAAACTGAAAATACAGATTATGTTATAGCGTCTGATACAGATTCTATTTACGTATGTTTAGAACCATTAGTAAAACAAGTTTGTAATGGCAAGTCAGATGATGAAGTATGTGATTTTCTTGCTAAGGTATGTGATAACAAATTAGAACCTTTTATTGCAAAACAATTTAAAGAGTTATCAGATTATACTAACGCATTTAAGAACGCAATGGTTATGGCACGTGAAGTGATTGCGAATAAAGGTATATGGGTTGCTAAGAAAAGATATATGTTAAATGTTTTAGATGAGGAAGGTGTTAGACTTTCTATTCCTAAATTAAAGATTATGGGTATAGAAGCAATTAAATCTTCAACACCACAAGTGTGCCGTGGTAAAATTAAAGAGGCAATTAAAATTATAATGAGTAAATCTGAAAGTGATTTACATATTTTCATTGCAGATTTTAAAAAAGAATTTATGAATATGTCTGCTGAGCAGATATCATTTCCAAGGTCTTGTAATAATATGAGAAAATATGGCAGTAGTAAAGATGTGTTTATTAAAGGTACACCAATACACGTTAAAGGTGCGTTGATTTATAATCACCAAATAAAAGAATTTCAATTACAAAATAAGTATCCTTATATACAAGAAGGAGATAAGATTAAATTTATTAAATTGTTACAGGCAAATCCATTTAAGTTTGATGTCATTAGTTATGTAACACAATTACCAAAAGAGTTTAATCTACAGAAATATATTGATTATGAAATACAATTTGAGAAAACTTTCCTAGACCCTATGAGATTTATATTAAACTCAATAGGTTGGGAACACGAAAAGAGAGCAAATCTGGAGGCATTTTTCGGATGATGAATTTTATAATGTTTTTCTCCGTGTTGTTTGGAGGTTTCTTGGGGCAGAATACTAACATACCTGTTTGGAAGTTTATTTTATTTTTATTACTAATTAGATTTTTAGGTAAGGTATATGGATATTGATAAGACATATAATATAATTTATGCAGATCCACCTTGGCATTTCCAGAACTGGAATAATGCTAAGGCACAAACAAATCCTATTCATCATTATAAAACAATGACAATGAAAGAGATTGAAGAATTACCAATTGGAGATATTGCAAAAAAAGATTGTGCATTGTTTATGTGGTGTACAGATCCATTATTACATAAACAGATTCCTATAGTAGAGAAGTGGGGATTTACGTACAAGACGGTTGCCTTTCACTGGGTGAAGATGAACAAGAAGAGAATTAAAAATTATTTTTTTAAAGGACCTGGGTTATGGACTAGAGCAAATCCAGAGATATGTATTTTAGCAACTAGAGGACACCCAAAAAGAATAAGTGGTAACGTAGATAGATTAGTAGTGAGTGAACGTAGAGAGCATAGTAGAAAACCAGATAGAATTAGAAATGATATAGTTAATCTATGTGGTGATTTACCTAGAATAGAATTATTTGCTAGACAGAAAACCGATGGTTGGGATGTTTGGGGGAATGAAGTATGACGATTTTATTATCAATTTTATTTGTATTGTTAATTTATGCAATACCTGTATGTTTATTATTAATGTGGAACAAAGAGAAGTAATGGATTTATATACAACAGATTTAAAAAAGTTTGCTAACGAAGATGGTCTACCTATTATGAATC